TAGCACCATGGCATGCTGACTGGGTTTCGTTTGGCTCTCAAGGGAAACGTGAATGACCCGGAATGCGCGCAAACGAAACAGATTGTTGAGGCGCTCTAAGCACAGGATTGACACTGTAAACGGCTGGTGTATTCTAGCCTCTCCGTTCACCATCTGTTGACAAGTTCCGTCCCCCCGGAACGTTGAGAGCCCGCCGCAAGGTGGGCTTTCGCGTTTCTGGCGCTCGATTGAACGGCGCCGTGGCGACGCTGTCCATTTCCGGACCAAGCGAGTATCGGTCGCCGGGGCGCACCACTCGTCACCGCCCATGCTCACATATCGTCAGGTCCGCTAATCTATGAACACGGCTTCTCTCAAGTATCACCCCGGGTATTTTATGACCCAGTGGGTGGGTCAAATTCTACCCAGGCAAACTTCAGCTAGACGTCCGCGGCTGAATAGATGCCGAAAGCTCCGGGTCAAAAACTACCCACTTGACACGCTTCCCTAACCCTGGGCATTGTCGCGCGGTCTCTGTCGCCGGATCTCTCCGTATGCCGACTGAAGACTGACGCGCGGACCCGTTGGCCCCTACCCAACCGGAGCGAGACCACCCTCGGAGCGTCTGCGCCCGAGTGGTCGAAGCCCGGACACGGCCGAGCGCAGCGGAGGACGTGATTGGAGCGCAGCGACGCCTAGGCGGTACTGTCAGCGCCGGTACGCGCTCGGAAGGACCATTCCATTTCGGCGCATCCCCTCGGCGGAGCGCTGTAGGAATTCGATCTCGGCCTGTTCCACTGCATCGGCTGGTTTCACAGCGTTCCCGCGCCTGCGCTCTGCCGTGTAGTGGCGCGCCTCCCGCCATGCATAGAGCACTGCGTCGCACGAGTGGTTGCGCATGCCAGGCATCTCTTCGAGCCTCTTGCTGTTGTGCCAGAGTAGCTTCGTTGCTTGCTCTGTCCACGGCCCGCACCCTCGCCGAATGAACCTAACCATCCCGTTTGCCACGGCGCCATTGAACAGCGTGATGTAGCCGCGTTTGTCAGTTTTCTGAACGTTTTCAACTGGTATCGCGAAATACTTACGGAACTCCTCGAGGTATCCCTTGCCGAGCCCGCCATGGTCCCCGACGATTCGCGAGAAGTGATAGAGCTTGTTCAGCGCGGCCAGATGCGTCCCGAGGTCGCTCGGATTGTTGAGCCCGGTTGGCTCGGTCACCTCGAGCCCGTACACCTCTGGCAGGTCGCGCGCGAACGCCACGATGGCCAAGGCAACGTTGTTCGTGGCACCGATATCGAACGCCAGCACGTACTCCCACGTGTGCCCGGCCGGCAGAGCATCGACGTACTGCGCGTCGCTCGACGTCTCGTAGACGAGTCCGCTCGTGTCCTGTACCCACACGCCGTCGCGGAATTGCTGGATCTGGATTGGAGTCAGCTCCGCGAGGGACTGGTGGTAGTCCTTCCAATCCAGCCCAGGATTGTCTTCGGCGTGGGCAGGAACGAACACGCGCCGCACGCTCCCATCCTCGCGCCTGGTGACGAGTGGCGGGCTCCCCGGGGGGAATCCTTGACCCTGGTGAATCCCGTAGCGCTCGCAGATGAAGTCGTGACCAATGCCACCCGGGTTGGTGGCGAGTCTAACCCTGAGCGGGAAGTTCCTCGGGAACTCGTTGGTGCGGCGTAGGCGCGAGAACAGAAACGAGATCACCTGCCCCTCGAACTGAGTAGCCTCATCGAGCCCGATGAACTGGAACTCGGGACCTCGGTAGTTGGCGAGGTCGTTGATGTGCGCGATGTAGCCGAATCCGATGCGGGCCCCGCTTGGGAAAGTCCACGTTTTGAGTTCCTCGCACCACCTCGCGTCTGACCTGTCCCACCACTGATGAGCGCGATCCATGAGTGCGCCGGGCTGCGATAAGTCTTTGAAAGTCTTACGGAATATGATTGCTGAGTAGCTCGGGATATTGATTCCCTGCAGGGCCGAGCCGAGAAGCGCATAGGATTTGCCGCATCCCGCGGAGCCGCCGTACATTGCGTCGCGGCACGAAAGGCTCATGAATAGTCTCTGCTTTGGCGACGGCGGGTGAGGTAGATACTGGGTCACACTGAGTATTGTCCTAGGCAGGGTAGCACTCCACTCTAGGCGAGTGCCCGAACAATTCGAACAGCTAGTCGCTCTGTTGCGCCGCGAAGGGATCCTTGATCGGTGCACATCAATCTCGTGCGAAGGTGTCAATGTGACGCTCGCTCCGAAGCAAGCGTCGCCTGATTCGCGGCCAAAGCGTGATGTCTCTGAGCAGCCAGGTGTCGCTCTGTTCAATGAGTTGACGCGAGCATTCCCCGGAGCAGCTGTGCCTCGTTCGCTTCGCGGCGAGATGCCGAAGGGGTCACTCTAATGTCGCTCAGTGCAGCTTGGTGGGAGCAGGAAGAGCGTGATAGTCAGGATGCTCTACAGGGCCTCAAGGCTCGCTTCGACAGCGCCCATAACCAGGGGACAGTCCGCACTGAGCTTGACACGTTCTTTGAATCTCTCTACTACGACCGCACCTACGCCGGGTTCGCCTCCGCGGACAGCACGATTGATTTGCTCGTTGGGACCGTCGAGAGTTCTCTGCGCGAGAACGCGATTCAGCGCATCGTGAGCACTTTCGCTTCGAAGCTTTCGCGCCAGCGCAACAAACCCGTGATGCTGACGGACGGGGCTGATTGGTGCCTGCAGCGTAAGTCCAAGAAGCTCGAGAAGTGGGTTTGGGGTCAGCTTCAGTCGTGCCGAATCAACGAGGTGATACGCGACTCGGACATGCAGATGCTGCTCAAGGGGACTGGCATCATCTACACGGGTAGCCGCCGCAGCGAGATTTACTGCGACGTCGTCCCTCCGAGCGAGATCAAAGTGTCTACGGCGTCCGCTATGCGCGGGCATCCGCTCGACATCTACCGCGAACAGTGCGTCGACCGCCGTCAGCTGATGAAGCTCTATCCGGAGAAGGCCGACGACATTGAGCGGTCCTCCGCGGTGCCGCCTGAGATTGCTCTCATCGCAACGGGATCATTCGACACGGACATGGTTCGCACCATCACTGGTTGGCGCCTGCCGTCGTATGAAGAGTCTGAGGATGGTGGGACAATCGTTGCCTGCGACAACGTTGTACTGAGCGCATCCGAGTGGTGCCGCCCGCGGTTCCCGTTTGCGGTGTCGCGATTCATGCTGGCACCATCAGGATGGTTCGGAATTGGGCTCGTTCAAGCGCTCGTAGCGATGCAGCTCGAGCTGAATCGGCTGAACTCCGACAAGTCGGACGCGATGCACCTGTTATCCGCGCCGTTCGTTCTTTCGCCCGAGGGCTCGATTGTAAGGAGCCACTTCTCGAACGAGATTGGTCGCATACTCGAGTTCAATCCAGCATACGGTCCCCCGCAGGTTGTCACGCCGAGCCCGATCTCGCCTGCAATGTTCGAGCATGCAGACCGGGTGAAGTCTGGAATGTTCGCGCAAAGCGGGTTGAGCGAGATGGCGACACAGGGGTTCAAGCCCGCCGGTCTCAATTCGGCGCCGTCTCTCCGCGCTTACGCTGATATGATCGACGACTCGATTCACGACATCTTCCTGCGCCGCGAGCAACAAATCTTGGATGTCGCCGAGAACATCATTTGTGAAGCCGAGGAGATGTCCGATGGCGAGCACCGTCCGAAGCGTACGAAGTACACGGGGCCGCGCGGAATCGCCTACTTCGACTTCGCTGAAGTGAAGATGGCCCGTGAGGATTACACACTAACGATGAAGGCGGCCTCAGACCTTTCGACTACGCTCGCCGGCAAACTCGAAGACCTCGAGGAGCTGCGCGCGCTCGGAATCGTGACTGACCCTGCCGAGATGCAGGAACTCATCCAGATGCCGGACCTCGACACGGCCGCGTCGCGTCGTAACTCGATGCGTGACCTGCTGTTGCAGACGATCGAAGAGTCGATCCTCGAAGACGGTAAGGCGATTACGCCCGAGCCGACGTGGGATCTCAAGCTCGCCATCAAGCTGTGCATGGCGACGCGTTGGCGCGCTCAGCTCATGAAGAATGTGCCCGAGGATCGGATCGCACTTCTTCGTAGGTTCGAGAAGAACTGCGCCTATTACATCTTACAGGCTCAGGGACAGCCTGCGGACGCCGCGGCATCCGGAATGCCCCAACAGACAGCAGAACAACCGCCCCTGGACATGGGTATAGCCGAGTCGCCAATGGGGGTGACAACGCTACCGACCGATGTGCAGCCAGGGGTAGCCCTATCGCCGGAGGGAGCCACACCGGCAGCCATTGGATAATGCACCATGGGAGCAATGAGCCAGTCCAACAACGCCCAACCTCAAAACGCAACGCAATCTCAGGACCCCGGAGAGATGGCTCTCTCTATCCTGCAGGGAGCGATTGACGATGACGTTGCACGTGGATCCGCGACTGAGCAGCCGCCGCAGGGAGCTAAGGGCACTGAGCAGGCTGAAGCCGAAGAAACGCCCGAGTCGGAGCAACCGGAGCCCGAAGAGAACCCGATCGTTCAAGCTCTATCAAAGAAAGAAGTGGACCCCAAGGGTCTACAGAACCAGCACGCTGCACTCACGCGTCGAGCCCGCGCGCTCGAAGCTGAGCATGCGCGAATAGAGCAGGAAAAGGCGGAGGTTCTCAAGCAAAAGTCCGAGCTGGGGAAGATTGACGGAATCGCAGACATGGTCGCGTTCGTCGCGAAAACGCGAGGGATCAGCGAGCAAGACGTCTGGGAGGATGTCGTTGACCAGATCAAGAACAACGGGAAGCGCTCGCCCACCAACAAGGCCGTGGGCGTCGTCGAGGAATTGCGACGCGACATCCTGAGCGACCGTGAGAAAGCGGCACGACAAGCCAGGGAGCAAGAGGTTCAAGCGCAGGTCGAACAGGTCGAGCAAGCCGCCGCTGCCTGGAAATCTGAGGCGGTTTCGATCGCTCAGAAGTCTGCCGAAAAGTGGCCTATTACCGCGAGAATCCCGGCTAGAGCATTGGCAGTCGCTGCCTATGACGTGGCCGAGGAATACTACCAAGCAACCGGCGAAGTCCCGACGCACCAGCAGGTGCTGGACTACCTCGAGCGCGAAGCGAACGCGGGGGGCGCGCAGCAAACTGCAGCTCCCAATTCGCAACCCGCACCCGCCGCGGGCAATGGCGGAGCTAAGGCACCGGCGGTGCCGCCCAAGCAAAAGGCAAGAACCATATCGAATCGCGACGCTTCTGAGTCAACGCAGACCAGGGATCCGCTCAACATGTCCCAAGAGGAACGTGACGCGGCCGCCCTGCGAATCCTGCAGAACGCGTTCGCATAAGGACTCCAATGATTACTATTTCCGCAATCGCGAACTTCTACAAGACTGTCCAACCCGAGGGGATGGAAGTCTTGG